AGCGATGTTAAGGGCGAGATGAGTAAAGCCCAGAAAGAGACATCAAAGCTCCACCAGGAGCTCGTTAAAATGGCGGGCATTAAAGGAGAGGTGAACTCTCTTGGCCAATCAATCCTTGGCGTTGTTGGTGAGACGAATCAGGATAACACTTCTGCGATGGCTCAGAAGCTTAAAGAGCTACAGGATAACTTCATAGAGGGCGGCGGTTCCATGGATGCATGGAATAGTCAGATGAAGATTGTTGCAAGTGAGATGGATAAGGCTAAAGAGTCTGCCAATCAGCTGGAAGAAGGTCTTGCAGGCGTGTTCTCCAAGATGGCTGAGAACCTTGGTGCTGGTGAGTTCTCTGGAATCATAGGAGACGCTCTCGGAGCAATCGCATCGTCCTTTATGGGCGGTGGTAGTGGCGGTGGAACCGGTGATTTCCTTTCAAGCATAATGGGAAGTTTTGGTGGCGCTGGCACTAAGAGTAAAACCCAGATGACAGAGCAGCTCGGCAAGGAAATCGGCAAGAATGCCGGTGGTGCTGTTCAAACAGGTATCGAGAACTCAACTTCAGATGTTGCAAAAGAAGCCGGTAAAAAAGCTGGTGAAGGGGCGCTTGAAGGATCGAGCGATGCGCTAATTTCCTCTAATGCTTACGGTGAGCTTGTAAACCAGCTCGGCGATGCTGCAGGTAAGATCGGAGACTCCACAGAAGCAACCTTTCAGGGCGTTGGTCAGGCTGCGGGTGCTATCGGTGGTGCTATGGCAGGTACTGCAGCCGCAGGTTCTATTGCAGCGGTCACTGCGGGAACCTCCATGGCTGCAGTAGGTGCTGCAGCTGGTTCGGTTGTTCCTGTTATTGGTACAATTATTGGTGCCGCCCTTGGTGCGATATTTGGAGACGAACTAGCGAAGTGGTTCGGGATAGGTGGCCCTACCCACGCTGAAACACTTGAAAGAATGGGAACTCAAAAATTCCTTAATGAGAGATTCGAGGACAGGGGCGGCTTTCAATTCTATGATCCGAATAGAGGGCAGACAGGAGTTGATCGCTTCACTTTTGGTGATGACATTGAGGAAAGGTTCAACCCTAAAGGGTGGGCCAATGAATTTTTTGCTCAATTCGATCAGAATACAGCTGGTTCATTTGTAGCAGGCGGTGAAGCTATCGCGGATGCGCTTGGACTGGAAGAGAATATCGGTTCTCAAATTGGCGTGATGCTCGCTGAGAATATGGGCGGCTCCCTTGCTGGTCTTGAAGCCCTCCTCCTGGATCTTGGTATTACAATTGATGCTGTTAAGCAGGCTCAAATCGATGCGGGTCTTGCAGGAGAGATGAGTTGGCATGCGGTTGAGGTTGCGCTACAAGATCTCACGGCAATTTCCGATGCTGGTCTCGGTGCTGTTGGTAATATCACTCAGGCTTTTGGAAACCTGATGAATGCTGGTGATAGAGGGAAGCGTCCACTTCAAGCTCTCGTGCAACTTTCTGAAGAATTTAAGGAGCGCGGCATATCAAGCTTTGAAGCGGCTCGTGCTGCACTTGTTGAAACAGGTGCTTTTGGTGCTCAGGAAATCAATGCTCTCTTCACAGCCCTATCTCAGAGGGGTATAGAGTCTTTCGAGCAACTCTCTGAAGCAGAGAATAGAGTGCTTGGTGGAATTATTGCAGACATGATGACACTTGGTGTTACCTTTGATGGCACTACAATGTCCATCGATGCAATGGCTGACAGGCTAAACGGTGTTGAGAACACTCTCGACGAATTGCCTGAAGAGCTGGTAATTGATATTGAGGCTAATGTTGACTTACCAGATCCGAATCTAATGAGATCTAAAATCGCTCCACCCTCAGAGCAGGGGAGTCTGCCTCAAGACTTTACGAGCCACTTAAAGGACGCTTCTCTTACAAGGATGGGAGAGGAGACCCCTGCAGGAGCAAGGCCGGTTGCGCTTGGCGAAGAGGCCATTCAAACCGCATCGACTCCAGCGTTGACCCAGGAACTCGTTGACTCATTGTTCATGGTTGATGCAATGAATAGCTCTCTTTCTGAGGTGCCCGATCATATTTCTCAAAGCGCAGATGCGCTGGAAGGTCTCCACGCTCACTTTGCTATGGGTACAATGAACGCCGTAGATCTCAACACTACTATGGAAGACGCAATTGCTCTTGCAAATGGTATGGGCGGTGCGCTTCACAATTCATCAACTGAAGCTCAGGAGTCACTTGGTGCTATGGGGCAGGTTGCTCAGGAAGTGGCTGAGGAGCAACTCTCAAACATGGGCATGGTTGGAGCGGGTGCTATTGAGGCTATTGGGGGTGCTGCAGAGAATAATTTTCCTGCAGTAGAGCAGGCGATTGAGAACCTCACCGGTAACTTTCAGACCGCAGACGCCCAAGCTCAGCATATGACTGATACCATCACCGGCTTAAACACTATTATAAATAATATTCCTGAAGAGATTAAAACGTCACTTGAGATTGATGTTGACGTAGAGCAGAAGATTAAAGAAACTATAGACAATGCGGGCACTGATTCGGGTGATGAGCCTGACACTGCCCCGGAGATTTCAAAGCAGAAAAAAAGAAGAAGTAAATTATTCAGAACATCTGAGTTGACTGACACCTCACTTCCCGACACTCCTGATCTTGGTTCTCAGGAGTTACAGCAAAATGTTTCCGGGATGAGCGGTAATACTTTTATTATTAATGTGGATGCCACCGGTGCGGAAGCAGGGGTAGAGAGCTCAATCTTGAGTGCGCTTGAAGAAATGAAACAACAGTTAGTTGATGATACTGTTGAGGCAGTTTTGGACAACGCTCAAAGGGGTGGCAGATTCACTGATGTTTTTGACAGGTAATTATGGCTATAAATTATCCTATTAACCTCCCGGCTATAACGGGCTTGAGAAAGATTGAGTTCACCTCTCTCTCTTCAGTTGGTTTAACAAGATCGCCATACACTTTTGCTCAACAAACTCAGGTTTTCCCGGGGCAGCTTTGGATAGTCGAAATTGAACTACCCAGGATGACTCCTGAGCAATCCTCAGAATGGGAATCGTTCATACTCTCATTAAATGGACAGCAAGGAACTTTCGTTGTTGGAGATCCTCTTAAAGCAGAACCGAGAGGGACTGCGCTGGGAACCCCGGCCGTAAATGGAGTCTCCCAGACAGGCAACGCCCTTATCACCGATGGATGGGATCCAGATGAGTTTGGACTGCTTCTCCCAGGAGATCACATTGAACTACCAGGGAACAGACTGCACCAGGTGCTTAATACCGTTGACTCTGATTCAGGTGGGAATGCCACAATTGACATCTGGCCAAACCTAAGAACATCTCCCACAGATGACGCTACAATCATTACAGTGAATCCACAGGGAGTGTTTCGACTCACCGACAACAATAATGTCGTACGACAGCTTGGCCCTAACAGGGTTTTAAAAGGCGGCTTTTCAGGAATTGAGGCGGTGTAATGCCAAGAAATTTAACTGCTCAATTCATAACAGCACTAAATGAGGCTGAGTTGCGTCCGGTGATACTGCTCGATCTCGAGTTTGAGTCGAGCACTGTCCTCTTATGGAATGGTGTGGGAGAACTTTTATGGGACGGGAAAACTTACCTTGGTAATGGATGGTTCCAGGGCCACTCCCCCATTAAGGAGAATGGTGAAGTAAACCCGCAGGGAGTTTCGGTCGTATTAACGGGAATACCTCCAAGCCTGCTTTCCCTTGTGCTGCAACAAACATCTCAGAATAAGGTTGCAACTTTAAGGCTCGGACTGCTTGATACGAGTTATCAGGTGATTCCAGATCCTACGATAATTTATCAGGGCAAAATTGATTACCCTGAAATAATAGAAGACTCTGAGGAACCAACCATTAAGATTGCTATTGAAAACATCTTGCTCGATATGGATAGGCCGAGAAATCATCGCTATACAAAACAGAGTCAGAGAGACATATTCCCGGACGACGAAGGGTTCGATACGGTTGAACCTATTCAGAAGTTTGATGGCAAGTGGGGTGGTCGCAAGAACCGTAAGAAGAATCGACGTAAGAAGAACAGAAAGAATAGGGAGGGCTAAATATGGTAGGCACAGGAACCTTACAGCCTTTTCTTGAGAAGGTTGATAAACAGATAAAAAATAAGCGTGGCAAGTTCACGAGAGCATTCAGGCGTGAGGTAAGGGAGTTTCTTAAGAGCAAGGATCGCCCGATTAACAACCGAACAAAGAAGAGAGCTCAGGCAAAATTAAGGGCTAGAAAAGCCAGGCAGATGGTTCCGAAGTCTCAACAGATTTCTGGGTTTCAATCCGATGCTGCGCACCAGGTTATTTATGGTCGCATGCGTGTTGGCGGGGTCATCACTAACATTGAAACGACAAATAAAAATCGAGAGCTGCACCTTATTATCACGGTTGCGGGCCATCAAATCGATTCAATCAATGATGTTTACTTTGATGACGTAAGAATAGTATTTGGTGGTACATTTGAGAACCCAGATCCTGGATGGTCTCAGGGTTCTCAGCGCCCGGACGATCCAGCTCCTAATACGAGTGATAATGCTCCTTTTAGAAATAAGGTGTTCTTCACTTATGCAAACGGCTCAAACTCTCAGGCAGCAATTCCTGAAGCGGTTGCTAATATGTCTACATGGACAACGAACCACAGGCAAAGAGGCTGCGCTCACGTTTACCTTATTCTGAAATATGATGGGCTTCTTTTTGAAGATGGGATACCGGATATTACTTTCGATATTAATGGTAAGGCTGTTTATGATCCAAGAACTCTTAATACAACATACTCAAGGAATGCAGCACTCATCCTCGCAGATGTTTTAAGGGATTCTCGTTTCGGACTTTCTCAGCCACTAACAGCTCTCGATCTTGCAGGCATCTCTGATGCTGCAGACATCTGCGATGAGCTTGTAGACAGACACGCCTCAACCTTTAACCCTGCTCTTACTGAGGAGCGGTACACAATTGATGGCTCATTTGACACAGATTTGAGTCCAGGTGAAATAATAGAAGAGATGCTTACAGCGCTTGGAAACGGGAGACTCACTTACGTGGAAGGTCTCTGGAATATTGTTCCAGGTAAATACAGAGCGCCCACCATCACTCTCACAGAGGACGATTTACTTGGCCCCTTAAGAGTAATTACGAAGAACTCAAGACGAGACACCTTTAATAGTGTTCGAGGCACCTATGTTTCGGAAGATGCTGGCTTTGAAGCGACCGAGTTCCCGGTGGTAAATGAGCCAACTTTCGTCTCTCAGGACAACGCTGAAATCTTTGAGGAGATCTCGTACCCTTTTACAACATCCTCTTCTGGCGTTCAGCGCCTTGCGAAGATGGACATTAGAAAGATAAAGCAGGAAGTATTTGCTGCAGGCGAGTTCAACCTTAAGGCACTGCAGCTTGCAGTGGGTGATACTGTAAACATTCAGAACTCAAGACTTGGATGGGAACCAAAAGTATTTGAAGTAAATGATGCCACCATTGGAAACTCAAGCGGTGGAGATGGACAGGTCTATACTGTTAAGCTCGACCTTCAAGAGACTGCAGTGGAAGTGTACGACTTCCAGCTTGCAGACATTCTCACTCAGGATCCATCACCAAACACAACGCTTCCAAACCCATTTGAAGTAGCGCCCCCTACTAACATGTTACTTGAATCTGGCACAGATCAACTCATCCCTAAAGGAGATGGTTCGATACTATCCAGCATAAGGGTAAGCTGGGACGCTCCAGACGATGGTTTCGTAGAAAACGGTGGTGAGATTGAGGTTGAATTTAAGAAAACTTCAGATCCAGACGTGCCTGAGTCGTGGCGCTTTGTAGTAAGAGTGCCTGCTCAAACTACCTTTGCAAATATTTTAGAAGTGGAAGACGGTGTAGCCTATGATGTTAGAATTAGATCTCGTAATGGTATTGGTGCTTTTTCTGATTATGTCAGGCTCAATAATCATGTTGTCGTAGGTAAAACTGAGCCTCCAACGGCTCCAACGGGACTCTCTGCAACCTTTAACCAATTCGGCATACGGCTTGATTGGCAGCAAATTGAAGATCTTGATCTCTCTCACTATGAGATTCGTCTCGGTGTTCCAGGGGATACTTTTAGCACAGCTGAATTTCTGGCAGAAGTCTCAGGAACAAGTTTCACTCTCGAGACTCGCTCTGAAGGGACTTACGTTTTCTTCATCAAATCTGTTGATACCAGCAAGAACTTCTCAGTTGCATCCTCAGAACTTGAGGTAGTCATCACCGGCCCGGAGCTTGTAACAGGACTCGGAGTCGTTATCGATGGCCCTGATTACGTCCTTCGCTGGAACGATGTTCCTCCTACTATTTTTCAGGTTGAGCAATACCTCATTTACTATGGCGATGATTTTAATACTGCAATTTTTGTTACGGCTACAAAGAGTACAAGCTTCAGACAGAAGGTGCTCTGGGGCGGTGTTAGGCGCTTCTGGCTTGTCGCTCAGGACGTTGCTGGTAACTTAAGCCCGGAAGTATCAATCGATGTTAATATCACCGTTCCAGGGGCAGTGAGACAACTTTCTGTTGAAGTGGTTGATAACAACGTGCTCCTAAGATGGCTCGAGCCATCGGTTCATTCTCTTCCCATCGACTCTTATGAAGTGCTAAAAAACACCGATGACGACTTTGGTACAGCTGAATCGCTCGGGTTTATAAGCGGAACATTCCAAACAGTGTTTGAGATAATCTCGGGCACTTACTACTATTGGGTTCGAGCGAAAGATAGTGCAGGCAACCTTGGGCCTGAAAGACAGGTCGTTGCTGTCGTTGATGAGCCACCTGATTTTGAAATTTTCGACGATCAATTTATCGATCCTGCTACAGCTGACAGTCTTATAAACATGACAGTTATTGAAACCGATCCCGGTATTAATGCGCTTATAGGCCCAATTCTTACGGGCCTAACATGGGAAGACTACTTTAACTTTTATGGTTTCAGCACAGTTCAGGACAGAATAAATGGTGGTTATCCCTTCTATGGACAACCCAATGCTCAGTGGGGTTATTTTGAGAAAGTTATTGATTATGGTGTCGTAATTCCACCAACACTGATAAAGATTACATTTATACAGCAAATTCTTGCAGGTACATTGAATATTAATACTACCATCGGCTACTCGCTTGATGGTATAAATTATACAGAAGTTGAAAACGTATCTCAGATATTTGCGTCTAATTTTCAGTTTGTACGCATTAAAGTTCTGATTGGGTGCCCTCCAGGTACTGTCGCGGGGCAAACTATGGGCCTCCTTCTGGCTCTCACATATGATGGGACAACACAGCCATGAGCGGGAGCATAGACTTAACGGGACTTACTATCATTGAACGCATAAGGGTTCGCCTTGACGTAAAAATCAAGAAGGACTCTGGAAACGGATCGCACAACCATATAACCGATCCAACGGGCACTGTGGTAACTTTTAATCGTACGTTCATTGATATTAGATCTATAACAGTAACAGCTGCAGTTGGTGCAGGTTCGATAGGGATTACGCCGGTCTATGATTTTGTTGATGTACCTAACCCTACTAGCTTTAAAGTCTTACTTTTTCGTACAAGCGATGGTGCCGCCATTAGCGGTAACTTCTCGTGGAAAGTGGAGGGCTTCTAAGTGGTAGACTTTCTAAATCCAACCGTAGGCTCTCTATTTACTGATGTTCTTGACGAGCTGAAAGAGAGAGATGAGTCCATTGCGAAGATGAACTTTACAGCTGATACGAACGTGCCCACCGACGTTATCAGAGCAAACACTTTAAGTGACGATAAGCTGGAGCGCTTTAATGGAACTACGTGGGATCAACTTGCATTTCAAACAATCATTGATAATCATATCGCTGATTCAGACATACATGCAATTATCGCGTCTGGAACTGTTGCGATGTTTGCAGGTGCGTCGGCTCCGACTGGATGGGCGTTCTGTCGTGGACAGGCTCTTAGTAGAACTGCAGCTGGCAATGGTCTTGAGCTTTTTGGCGCTATTGGCATTGCTTATGGTGACGGCGATGGTCTTACTACTTTTAATGTGCCTGACTTTCGACGTATCTTTCCTATTGGTAAGGCTGATTCGGGCGCGGCTTCAAACTTAGGTGACGCAGGCGGAACCTGGGATCACCTACACACACTCCCAGATCACGTTCATGGAACTCCAGATCACCAGCACTCAATTATTCATACACATGGAATCCCTGCACACCAACACAATGTGCCAGGACACCTTCACTCAATCCCACCTCACTACCATAATGCAAGAGCTCTTGGTGCTGATATTAATATCGGCGCAGGCGGTGCTCACACTCATGGAATAAGAACGAAGGTGAACTCCAGCGATGGGGTAAACAGAAGAACTCCGAATACAGGAGCTGGTTCTGCAGTAGACAGAGCCACCGAATCAGCAACGCACACTCACCCTAACTCAGAATTTTTTGGGCGCGTTGGTCTTGTTACTGGTGGACAGGACGGTGACACCACCTTTAACTCAAACTTGAGTGCGAACTTTAACACCGATGCAAATACCACGGGGCTTATAACAAGCTCCCAGAGCACTAACGACTCGGGCAATATCATCGGTGGCCCTGCAGTTACAGATCTCGGTGGAGCGGGTAGTAGCGGAACGGCTAACCCTCCTTACTTAACTATCAACTTTATTATTAAACTGTAAGACTATGGCTGATAATGTAGGAATCACCGAAGGAACCGGTAAGATAATTTCAACTGATGAAGTAACTCGTACTGTACCTAACGAGCAGATGCAAATCATTAAGGTTGGCCTGGGTAATGATGGTAGCTTTGATAACCTTGTTGCTGCCGGTGTGCAAAATGAATCAACTTCATTGCCGACAGTGAGGGCCATCGATGCGGCGGTGTATGAGGCGCTTACTTCTCTTGCTTTTGGAGCTGTTGGAGCTTCTCACTCCTTACTCCTTACCCCGGGTGGAGACTTGAGATATTTTGAAATTCAAAATGATACGGATGCTGCTATCATCGTTTCCTTTGATGCAGGTACTACCGACCACTGGCAGATACCGTTAAAAGAACCACGAATTTTTGATCTTGTTCCTTTTGGGAGGTTTCAGTCAGCTGCAATTCATGTGAAGCATGCTGGAGTCGCCCCAACGTCTGGTGCAGTTAGAATCATGGGATACAGGTAATGGGCGCAATAATAATCAACCCCAACATAATCACCGATCACAGAATACCATTTAATGATGGTATTTTAAACATCGGACAAGATGGTAACAGGATCAATTCCGTTGTCTTATCAGGAGGGATTGACTATGAAACCGCATTTGAGATTAGTAAAAACGGAACAAAAAAATACGAAGTCAATGCGTCGGATGATTTTATTGGAGCGCATGGCGTTTCTATTGGGTTTCGTAACAATCTTGATTCTAGTGATCTTAACATCATTACTCTTGATGCTAACGATAAGGCCGTATTTGGAGGAGCCAATGAGACAATCCTTAAGGCAGCTGGCGCAAATCAGTTTGAGCTAAATTCAAGCGGGAACCTTGTGGCGGTGGGCACTCAAACCATAGGTGAGGTGGCTGACAGGATTGATACTATTTACGTTGACACTCTTAATGCTAATACCATTATTGGTGGTGGTGGTGGAACCTTCCCCATGAATAATGATACATGGGCGACATGGAATCAGTCTGGTGCTGGCACTGTAAATGTTCTTAAGGTCGATACTAATGATGATACTATCCTAAACGCACTCACTGCGAAAAAGGTATCAGTACAGATAAATGAAGTTGAGGCGCTAAGAATAGATCCAACCATCATGGCGCGAAACGATGTCTGGTATGGTGCAAGAAACAATGCCGGTGGCGGAGATCTAAATATCCTTAAAGCTGATACCAGTGATAACACTCTTATTAACGCTCCTACAGGTGGAAAGATAAGTGTTCAGATAAACGAAACTGAACACATGTTTTTTGATGCGACAGCACTAAGGGCATCATTGAACAACACTTATGACATAGGCGATGCAACGAACAACTTTAATGAAGTGCATTCCACGAAAATTATTTCTAACACCACTTTAAATATAGAAGCAGATTCAAGTACGAGCGCTTTGAACTTTAGAACATCTGGTACTACCAGATTCCGGTATGGTGAGGCCAATAGTGGCGCGACAGGAGACAAGTATTTTCGTCCTCAGACCGACAACCAGATTGACTTAGGATTCTTTGGTGCAAGGTGGAAGCGTGGATTGTTTGTTGAGCTAAGAGCTGACAGGTTAATAGCTGATAGTGGTGCGAGCTTCCTCGATGTAAAAAGCAATCTCACAAATGGCTACATATCCCTTGCGGGGCGCAGTACGGTAGCTTCGCAATCTGCAATCATAGAAGTTTATTCTGCTACCCACGCAACAGAACCTGGGAACATATTATTAAACACTCCCACAGGAATCGTTTCTAATATTAGAAACATTCTTAAAGGATCTGCTACATCACAGTTCACCGTCGAAGATGCCACTAAGGCAGTTTTCACTGTAGACCAGAGTGGATCTATCCTCTTTGAAAACACTAATCAGGAACTACGTCATAATACTGCCGATGCTTCTGATACAAAGGTTATATATCTTTGCGCAGGCGGTAGCGTCGCCTATCCTCATAACGACACACGGGGAGCACAATTGTATCTCGGTGGCGCTGATACCGCTGCACCATATGCACACCTTTCGGCACCTACACAGATAAGTCTTTTTACAAATTCAACCGAGAGACTTCGGCTAACATCCTCTGGTCATACAATTCCAGTGGCAGACGCTACCTATGATCTTGGTGCCGATGGAACGAATGAGTTTGCAAATATTTTTGCTGCAAACTTAAAGTCCAACGGAACGCTTTCAATCCTCACTACTAGCGCATCGGGCGACCTTGAGCTTGGTGTAAATGGTAGTACTCAGTGGCGATTACAGGTGTCTGATGCAGCCCTTGTTCCGATAACCACCAACCTGTATGACCTTGCGAGTTCTACGTTGAGGATTAAAACGCCTTACTCTGTAAATGATTTGAACTTCACATCTGATAGAAGGGTGAAGAGTGATATTGAAGATATTACTCCAGACTTTGGTTTAGGTAAGGTGCTATCTCTGAGACCACGTTCGTTTATGAAAGATGATAGGTTTCAATATGGCTTTATTGCTCAGGAAGTCTATGAGCACTTACCTGAAGTGGTAACGGTAGGATGTGATAGCAAGAGTTCTAAGGCAGTAAATTTTAAGCCCTGGGGTATGAGTACGGCAGGGATAATCCCTCACCTTGTCGCTGCAATTCAAGGGCTTCAATCACAAATTAACGAACTAAAATTAAGGAGTTAAATATGGCAACGCTTTCAATTACAGTACATGCAGATAAGGAGTCGGATTGTGACGCTGCAATTATTGCTAAGTTTCCAAACCCGGATAATTTAACAGCACACGCTCTGGCGGAAAAGGTGCTTGAGGATTACCTTACAAACATAGTAAACAACTATATCAGGGAGCAAGCCGCAGTGAATGCGTCCACATACCCTGATATGTCTTCAAGTACATAGGAGTAACAATGACAACGAAGAGAAAAAGTAAAACTAAAGCAAAGAATACCCCACGTAAAAAAGCGCAGCCTGTAGGAGCAACTCCTGAACAGCTCGTCACTGCGCTGGGGAGCGTCTTTGGATACCTTGAAAATATGAACGTACCCGGAAACCACGAGTCTGTTTCGGCTCATGGTGTTGCACTAAAACAATTAGCGGCAGTGCAGGATGCGCTCATAAAAAGATTCGAAGTAAAAGTTTAGGTACTTTTGTTCTTAGGCTTAAAGATTTTTTTTATTTAATAGGAGCCATCATGGCAGGAAAAACTATCGTTCAAACTCAACCCGTAGTACATGTTCTCGGGCCATCCGCAGATATCATGTCAGGCGATCCAGCAAGCACATATTTAAAAGGTCATCTCAATGAGAGACTTGACTTTGCACTTCGTTATAATGGTACTGATGCTGCAGCCGCTCAGGCTACCATCACTCTTCTCGCTGCAGAAGATAATGTAGGAACAAACGCTGAAGCTATCCCTTTTAAGATGGCCAAGACAAAGAGTTCTCCTGTAGATCTTTATGAAGCCCTTGCTGACATTGCAGACAGTGGCTTCTCAACGGATCTCAACGAAGATAGAACCTATGTATGCTGTGTTGACACAGACGAACTCCCACAAGGGAAGCCGTATGTGGCCCTTCAGGTAACTACTGGTGTTGCTGGTGCTGTTGGCGGTTATGTCATAGCACTTGGTACTAACAGTAAGTACAAGGGAAACAATATGCAGTCTATCCTATAAGGACTGTGATGAGGCTCTGCTTTTCAAAGAAGATACAAAAGTTAGACGATCCGAAGTGGATAGCAAGCCTCATATATAAGTTTTGCAAAGAATATAAAGTGAGACCCGATATTCTTAGTGCTTTAATTTTTCAGGAATCACGAGGAGATATTTGGGCGCAAAGATATGAACTCGGCTTTTATAAAAAATTCATAGAATGGAGGGGTCGGAACGATCTTTCGGGCTACGTTCCACCTCAATTGCCCACACTTATAACTGAAAAAATGAACAGGGCCACATCTTTTGGGCTTTGTCAGTTGCTCGGGGAGACTCTGCGTGTGCAGGGATTTAAGGGTGACTATATGATAGAGGCTTGCAACCCGGAGATCAACATTAAGTATGGTTGCCTCTATCTCAAGAAATGTCTTGATTTAAACATCAAACAGGGATCTGAAATACTCCAATACAAAGCTGCACTATCCCTGTATAATGGTATTCGTAATCACGAGAACAGCCGATACGATGAGCTGGTTCTTTCTCACCTGGAAACGGGAGCCTATAAAAATGTCTTGGTTTATTAGAATACTGTTTGTTTTTTTTGTTTTTCCTTTTACAGTTTACTCGCAAAATTTTGATGCTGATATTGGAGTTTCCTTTCTTGCAGCCATGCACGAAGACTTTCCATGCAAACGTATCAGAAGGATGGTGGACAGCTCTCCACGCCCATATCTTGGCGTACTCTACGGATCGTTCGGGGATTCCACAAAATGCCTTGAGCGCTTTATAAGCGCCTCTGGTAAGAAGCATCATACTCTCCAGTTTTATCTTTCAAATGAAGTGTGCAGAAGAAAGGGTAATTGCTACTCTCAAGAACTAGAACACGATCTCACTGTGAGCGCTTACAATAAGCTAGTTTGCAAAGGGAGGCGTGGAACTATTTCAAGAATCAAGAAACGCATGCTGGACATAAGGAGGTTCTGTGATGAAAAAGGAAGTGAGAAGACCAGGTGCCTGCTCGCAATTGGTCTTGAATCTCAATTCTCTCGCTGCGCTGCTCAGAAGCTCGTGGTTCTGGCCAAAGAATCGGGATGGCATAAAAAGGAAATTGTCCACAATCCCGTCCCGGGAACGAATTATCAGGGTGATGCCGGTGCTTATTATGTTGAGTACCATGGTCGCAGCCTGCGCTCAGCATACCCACCTGAACGTACAATCGCTACACTGGACGGGATCGACCCCGATTTCTGTCGAGACAAGAATGGCAGGCAGGGTATTAGTAATCGAATTACAGCGCAGGATATGCAAAGGTGGACGGACTCTTATAAAGACCGAGCATCTTATCTTGGATACTGGTGTTCAGTCCACCAGGGAATTACAGGTGACTCAGGAACCAGTCCGAATCCAAAGGAGAGAACGCCGCACGTCGCCCCTGGGGATGTTAGCGAGTTTATCCGAATTGCAGATCAGAAAAGGCAAAAAGATAAGCCCGTACTCGGTGACTACAACACAAAGCGATGCACTGAAGTCTATTCAGCGCAGGATGGAAACGGAGGGTTCCTGTGGAAAGAGAGCGAGCACAGAGGATTAGTCGTGCTGCTACCAGGAAAATATGATATTCAATTTAATAAAGTTCAGGTAATAAAGCCCTACGGAGGTAAGGAACCACTGCATCCCACAGGATGGGCGAACTCCGATGCAGATGGCCCTCGCCAGCACTGGAGACTCAATAAGGCTATATCGGACTTCCCTAATAAGATAGTTGTAAGAGCAACGATGCGAGAGTCAGTGTTCTCTGAGAAGCAGGTGCTTTGCTGGAAAGTGTTTAGAGCAGGTGAGCGCAATGACTGATAAGCTAGAACTCGCCACTGGAGCTCTGGGGATAAAGGGCTTGTCGCTATGGAAAATCATAATACCACTGGCAATTCAATTCCTCGGCGTTGTCTGGGTGGCTCGAGGTGTTGTTATGCAGGTAGAGAACAACACAGAAATGAATCGCATACTAGTCAAGAAAGAGCTTGAAAGAGGAAGTAAGCTCACTGAGGTTAAGACTCGTATGGATGAGATGAGCAAGCGCTTTCAACGCTTCGAGGCATACCTTGTTCGGCTCGATGAAAGACTAGTTAATGTTTTAGAAGACAAAGGGAGGAACTGATGAAACTCTTAGGGTATATAGACAAGCTATTTAAGCTACTTCCTGGTGATAAGATGAAGACCCTCATCGGCGCGGCGGTTGTTGTTGTTGGCGCGTTGATTGGCTTCATTAATGAAATACTACCAGTGCTGCCCGACTATCCCGCTATTGATGAGATCCTTGTCATGCTCTCATCTTCTCTTGATTTTCTTGAGATGTTAGCAAACTTCCTGGGCTACAGTTATATGAGTGTCGGCATGTCGCATAAAGTTGTTAAGAAGTATGCCCCAACCGACTCTGCCAGGACTGTCTTTAAAGGGTAGGGTGAGTGACTGTACTGCAAAGTGTTACAGCGGGAGGTGCTGCAGGCGCTCCCAATGAGCTACTGGACAATAACACTAAAGGTGTTGTTGGTGGTGTTGAGACTCAGCTTTTAAGCGTGAATCTTGCACAATCACGCAGGATAAAACTTATCACTGTAAGTGGTGAGGTTATGGCAGAAGCTGGCTTGTACATTAATACTGTACAAGTCCAGAGATTATACATGGGGGCAGAGAAGACGTTGCGCTTTTGGCTTGATATTCAATACCCTGCCAGTACATTAATAGAGGTGAAGGTTTTACATCACCGAACTGATATTGCTCAGGCGGAGTTTAGCGGAGTTGTTTTAGGGTTTTAATATGGGACATGTAAGCGAACTTAGTGAAGAACAGTTGAAAGATCGCTTTAAGAAGCAGATTGAAGATATGAGAGGTAAGCCTGCTCATATTCAAGCGATGTGGATCACTGCAAGGAAGCAAGAGTTTAAATCAATAATATCAAAGCTACAAACTCGTATTGATGATATTATGTTTACCGAAGTAAATGATCTCAAATGTAAGATTGAAGTTGCAAAAGACAATTTGAGAGTGCTCGAACAAGTTGAGCAGGAAGTAAATAGGCTTGGCATTGAACATGTCGATGTCAATGAAGATTAAGATTTTAAGGAAAGAAACAAATGGGACTTATTAATTCAACTCATACCCCCGTTTCTGTCGATGAGAACGCCCCGTCGTCCTCCAATGCGTTTCCTGTGTATCTGACCGATAACGCAGGAGCGACAATTGCAATTGATGGTAACGACCGCCTAGAAGTAGCCGCTTATGTGGCAGACATTTCACCGTATGCTTTTGGCGATGCTGGTGGAGCTACCGATAAGACGATCCCCGTTGCAGCCGTAAGAGACGATGCTCTTTCGACTCTTGCCGATGCAGAGGGTGACTATACTCAGCTTAGAGTAAACTCTGAAGGTGCTCTGTGGATCGCCGGGAATATTACAGCCAATCCTGAGAGTATCTTCGTTGATAACTCAGCATTTACTGTCGATACTGACAACATGAACGCTACGGGTTTTCTCGTTGATGAGACAACTCCTGGAACCGTTACTGAAGGTAATGTCGGTGTTGCAAGAATGACAGCTGACAGGAAGCTTCTTGCTCGTGTTGTAGGTGCTACTGATGCTAATAGGCTTGACATTAATGGTGATGGCGAAGCGCTCGTTGATCTTGCAAGCATTTCAACCTCCGACACTCTTAATGTTACCTTTACAGAGCCAGGTACTGCAGTGAATGATGCGCAGGACGATATTAATGTATCACTGTTACGCCTGTCAATCATGATGTCGCAGCTGGAGCGGGTGGCCTTAAAGTGCTTAAAGTCACCGCATCTGCTTCTGCACCTGCTATGATTGAAGTCTATCAGTATGATGGTGTTTCGACTGAAACCCTTGTCGATAGAAAGTTCATCTCACGACAGCAACCTAACGTCGTCTTTGAGTTTGATGATCTTGTCATTCCTAACGGCGATGAGGTAAGGGTCAAGAAGATCAGTCGATGGGGAACTACTCACGACATTAATTCTCTGATTCAGGGAAGACAGTTATAATTTAATAAATGCACCCACTGTTACTCGGTGGGTGCATTTCTAAAGGAGTAAGAATGGAAGACAATAGAACAGAGCTCAATCCAGATTGGAATGATGAGAGAAGTATGCTTAAAGCGATGTGTCTTTTATTAAATGACATTAATGCCAAACTTGGACGTATGGAAGAAAACCTCAAGGAAGCAAAGCAATGCTCACCCCACAAACATTGCACAGGCAATTGTCCTCCAACTAACCCTCACGGTGCATAATGGGATTTGTCGATGAACTTGATAAGCAGGTAGTAATTGAACGGGTGGCAATAGCCGCACAGGACTTATCCAGTGGCCCTTTCTCTCTTACATCTGCAATAGGATCTGACTTCAGACTTGTTGGTATTTACCTGAAAGCCGATGGAACTATTAACCAGAATGTTTCTTTAAGTCTCGTTTTCCCCGGTGGTTTAGAGGTAGAAAGAGAGTCTGCTAATACACAGAATGACTCCTCTTTTGTCTTTGAACCTAATGAGCCTCAGATGCACTATAGAGATGGCACTGAGTTCAAGGTAATGATTACTAATAACGGAACCCCCTCAGTTGAAGTTGAGGGCTTTTATGAGTTTGAGAGGATCTAATGCCGTGGTTTTTTGATGGCGCAAGACAGCCAGAGTCAGCACTTGATACAACAGCCTTTGAGCCTCGCGTTGAAAATACAACGACCAATCAGCTTATAGATCAGGTCGTTCCAACAAGTATTTTTCAATTTGCTGGTGAAGGTAGTATTCAGGCTTTTACAATAAATTTTTCAAAGCAAAATGTTGATGTAATCTTAGAGGTTGATGGAATTGAGGTATTAAATATTAACCTTACAGATCTTAATAGTAACAATGAATACGATCTATCCTCCTATAGTGGTGTTGGGCCTTTTCCAATACGAATGGGAAACAACAACCAGTCAATAATTGTTGATTTTAGTGGTGCTGCGGCTCAATTTTTAACAAGCTTTGAGATTAAAGCTCTTGCCAATGCAAGTAACTTGGCTAGAAAGGCTGCTGTTATTATTTATAGGGAGAAGGTAAGTGCAACTTAATATAGCAGGATGGACTCAGTTTAAGTCTCTCGTTGAAACAAAAGATCTCTTTATCCAGTATCTCGATTACGGCGACAGGTATTTTGTGTTCGCTGCAGATGGGCCTATTATTTATTTTCATGACATTTACACAGACGATCCTGGTAATCCAGATCTGGTCGATTTTAATGACAACTTTAAAGATATTGCTAACGCACCAATCTCTCTTGTTATTAAGGAAGAGCATATCCCTACAGGTGGTCACTACCAGAAGAAGGGATGCTTCTTAGACGTACCTGCAGGAAGTGATCACTATATAGACATTCATTTTCCACACCCTGTATCACTACTTGCTGCAGATTATTCAACAGCTGCAATCCATGAAGGGGATCAACTTGCAGCAATTGGTTCACCAGATACTGTTATTGGTGTTACTACATCTGCTCATGTAATTGGTGATAAGACTATCGATGTCAGTCAAACCGTTGTCGATAATGCTTTTGTAGGTGGCTTCCTTAAAATTGGAACGGAAGAATATCAGAGAATCGAATCGATTGATGTTGATAACCTTACTGTCACATTTGAAAATGGACTGGTAGCAGATCAGGGAGCTTCAAGTGTCGTTAAGTTTGAAGCAAGACTTCTGGACTTTGTTTACATTGGCCCGGCTGCAGCATGGGAAGTAGGGAAGAATAAAAGTGGCTCGAGCCATCTCGATCCCTATCAGACCGTGAGGCTTTACTACAAGAACAACGAAGGTAGTGCCAAGAAGTTTTATGTGAACCTGGAGTACCTGTACTAATGTTAATCGCTAATGGTGAAACAGATACTATAACACTTGTGGCCCGTGACTTTACGGGAAACGGTGCTACTGGTGCAAGTATCAAGATTGCCATTCTCGATCTTGATACAGGTCTCTATTATACAGGTGCAGGCTTTGGAGCTTACACCGAGCTCTCTATGACTGAGATCGATGCAACTAACCTCCCGGGTCATTACGAATATAAGTTTACAAGCCCCGTTGATAACATAAGAGTTAAATACATTGCACGATCTGATACGGCAAGTGTTGCAAACGGTCCCTGGGAAGGGGAGGCTCAAATTGGTGAGTGGATTCAGGATGTAATTGTTGCAAGAAAGTATATAAGAAACAGGATGCAATTTACTGGAAGTCGTTACACTCTTTATGAGGATGATAAGCTCACTCCATTTGAAGAAGGTAACATAAGTAGTACGGGAAGGGAGCCAGATTAAGATGAGTAACAATTCGTTTTTCATTCATGTTCTCCCTGGCGTACCGCAGGCACTCACCGGAATTGTTGAGGTAGACGTATCAGCCCAGCAACTCGTTACAGATGTCACCGTGGAGCGAGTGTCAGCGCAGGTGGCCCAGAATGAAATAAGTGCAGAGAAAGATCCTCAGACTACAGATGCTGAGGTAGATCAAAATGATATTGATACAGAGAGAGAAAATTGCTAAGGGTGTCTTATGGTAACAAAGTTTGATGATGCAAATTTGTTTGTCTATCGAGGAGATAGGGAGGTCTATAAATTCACCGTGACCGAAGGTGGAGTAGCGAAGGATCTCACTGGCGCAACTATTACATGCCAGGGACGGGAGGATTTTGACAGTGCAACTACTCTTTTTGATTTTTCTATCATTGATGGCGTTGATGGTTCTAATTTTTCTACAGGACTAGTTGTCGTCGTACTGCCCTCTGTAACAACAGAGATACTTCCTGATGAAAGCAGGTACGATATTCAGGTTGTTATTGGTGGAGAGAAGTTTACCATTGCAAAAGGAAAGCTACTTGTAACGAGAGACGTTACTCGACCTTAGCTTTTTCAGCGAGACTCGAATCGGGATACGGAGCTTTCGGATCCCATTTATATCTTTCTTTTGTCTTGTCCCAATAAACTCCATATCCGAGCTTTATAAGAAACTCGGTGAGAGTCTGTCCATCTGGCAAAATAATATCACCAAAGTGATTCCCGAACTTATCCGATCCATGCACCCTGATCTTCACCAGACGGTTCAGCGGAACAAGCTCAAAGAGCTTACGTTTGGCCCTTATTCCGAGATACTTCTCATCACCCTGGATGCGTGGCATGCTGTAGTTGTGCAACCGGAACTTTAAATTGTTTAGTGTAATATTGAAGCCAAGATCTACGTTCAAATAAATAGTCGATCCGTCTTCAATCTTACGAACTCTCGCATTATACTCATACATGTAAGTATAATAGCGTTATTACCTTTAAACGGTAAAGCACTTATTCTATTAAAATATATTCCACTTTACACTCACAACAGATTATGCCAGGGAAGTTCTCTGGTAAAACACCAACTCTTACATTCGTACCACACTCAGGACAGCTCCATTTCCTTAACTTCGATCCTGAGTTCGATTTAGGGCCACCAGTGCGGGTCTTAAATATCTTAAATGCTCCTGGTGCGGGCTTTATGGTCTTTAATAGCTTCTTCAGTTGTGGCTTGAGGGATGTCTTACACCAACCGTAGCGCCCTCCGTTCTCGCAATTGAGACCAACCTCAGCGCATGCAATGGCAAAATTCTTGTTGTAGTATTTACCCTTGTAAATATGGACTCCCGTTTCGTGGCAATAGAGACGCACCATCTCGTGAATAAGACATGTAAAAATGTCCTCAGTCTCTTTTGAGAGAATGTCTGCATAAAAGGTCAGCTCATTGCCGCCTTTTGTGAAGTTCCAGGTATCATGCTTTCTCTTTCCTGATGTCTGAATGATGATTGCTGGTTCTGGAAGGGTGTTTCCATATAGCTTTCTATTTACCACTTTAAACATTTTTTCTAGCTCCGCGATTGCGGGTTGAATTGATTGTTTCATATTTATACTCCATCTGTGCCATATATATATTTTCGGTTTAAAAGGAAATAAACTTTAGGAAAAGTAAGGATTTTCGCCGTAGAGTTCCACGAATTTTTCATAGGACATTTCTTGCTCATTGCCCCAGGATTCCTCACTGGCGCGATGTATGGTGTTTACAACATGTGCTGCAACCTCAGTCTTGAAGTTCACAAAGTAGCCCTCAACCTCTCCAGAGACAACCATTATTGCCCACTTAATACCTCCAAGGAAGCTTGCGTCCTCTCCTGCATCGCTACCACCCTGTTGTCCACTAAAGTAAATCTGGTAGAGGAGATAGACTTTCTGTATTTCTATTCTGTCTTCAGGTTCCAGGGGTACTATCTTCATAGTCTATAGTCCTTCTTCACTTCACCTTTGTTCTTATTCCCACGGACATGAGGAACAACCCAGGTATCAACGGGCTTCTTATTTTCGCCCTGCCCCTTCATCACTGTACGGAAGTGACCACGGACATGATGGAAGCGAGTAGATCCCTTTGGATCTGTTGGAAGATTGACGGGAGAGAGTCTTCCATCTGAGTGTCTTATTTTTAATACCTTGTAGGGCTTTATTGGCTCCCTACCCCTCGAGCGTCTCTTCTTATTGAGCCTTGAGGGCGCTGGAACGTCCGATGTTTCTATGTTGCTTGAATGGAGAAGTCTTAAGAACCTTAAAACTTGAGCACCATAATAAGTTATCCCTCGAAGGTAGTCGTCCAGGTCATGATCGCTGAGGCTCCGAGAAAATTCTTCAATAAAAGAGAAGCTCCTGGCTGACATATTCATAGAGCCATCCTGCACTCCGATAGTTCCTATCACTGGTACCAGGATGGGCCTCTTATTCTTCTCTGACTGACTAAGGACAGTATAAGAGAAGAGAGGGGTGAAGCCCTGATACTCATCTGCCGCTGCAGTCTCCGCCGTATTAAATTTGCTGCAAAAAATAATAGATCTCTCGCCACCCGATTCATCGACACAGATTGTCGTTGCTGGAAACGGGAGTCTTGCTGAATGTAGAGAGTCGAGATCGGAGGCGTCGTAAACACCATCGGTTGAATAGTAAAAATGGTGTGACCTTCTTACGTTAAGGACTGACTTTGCGACCTCCTTAAAATACTCTTGCTTGTCCCACGCTTCCGGGCACCAGTCGCTGTCCAAAATTACTTCAATCATTTTGTGCGCAAACATCAATCAAACCTCGAACAATCACTAACGCTACATGCGTTGTTAAAGTTTCTAATGGTACGACTTATCGCCCTCTCCTGCCTGACATTCTCAAAGCTTCGCTGATTATGCCTATCAACTATCCTCTGCATCTGTGCTGGCGTACACGAAGTAACCATGACTATTCCACTCATCAACATTACTTTCAAAAACCAGTTTGCCATCTTTAATATCCTCCAATATTTTTGAATGCCCTTTCTGCGCTTCTTCTCGAGTGTCGTAAGTGGCACAAAAAAGATCTGAATAGCCATCACCAAAGATCATGGTCTCATATCTGGGGCGATAGTAGCCCTCAAGTTCAACGATAGGCTTTGTGAGTTCCACTGTGCTCACGTCGAAGCCAAGACCTGCAACATTAATGCGGGTAAGAAGTCTCCACCTGCCATCCGCTGTTGTCTTTTCTTCATTTGAAACCAACATCATAGTACCTCTTTTCTCTCAATATAGTAGTAAGCGTGAGGAAGTAGAATCTCAACAGAAAGCCCTTCCTCGATTTCATCTTTAATCTTTTCTGGTAAATCAAATTTCATGTAAGCCTGCACTGCCTCAATTGTGCTAAAGGCGTGTTGTGCAAAGCCTGATCTTCTAACCATATACACTGTCATAGCCACACCTCCCTAATACTTAGAGCCTCAAGAACTAATTCAGGCGTTGCTTCTTTTAATATCCCATCGTTAGTGTGAAGACATGCAAGGCAGTCATTATTCTCCAGTAACTCCTTAAGTTTCTCCTCTTCTGGACACTCCCTAATAAGGGCAGGGAGATTAGAAACCCAAACTCCGTGATTAACATATACATAGGTCTTCTCAAGACATTCACACCTTGCAATTATGTCCTCAGCTTCTTCAAGTAGTAGCTGATCGATCCTTTCTCTTAAGATGCTCTCCCACTCTGAGCAAACGGCAACCTCACAGTCTTCATAACCATTGCAAGCAAGCTTAAAATCTTCCTCAGAATAAGGAGTGCGACTAAATAATATGAGACCACTACAATTAACCATGCCAAGCCCGAACACACCCCATTCATTCTCACCAAAAGTCCAATTGTCAGGGTCTATTAGTTCAAGATTCTGAATCCCCTTAAAGAATTTTTTGCATCTTTCATTGCTCCATATCTCTTGTTTCATGTTTCGTCCTCCTACTAGTAGTTATCGGAACCTGAGAGAAAAACTTTACATTTAAATTGAATTTTTTTTCGATAAGAAAAACGGGGGGTTGGCACGTCATGATTTTTGTAACCACTCCCCCGTAAGCGAAAGTTGTCAGATCGTAATGTTTTATGAGCAAAATCATTAGACATTAAAATTACAATCCAACTAATTGTTGTCGAGTTTTCTTATAGGATTTTCCGATAGTTCTGTCAAGTTGGTAGACTAATATCTTGGGAAGGTTTTTATAACTTCTTCTTTTTTGGGAATGTTTTTTCCAAACTTCACAAGTATTTCGTCGTAGAAAGACTCAGCACTATCAGCGAGTATAAGGGAGCACTCCTGTATATCCTTGTCATGGTTGACTCTTATAGAAAAATGTCTCTTGCGCCAGTATTCTTCTTTGCAGTGCTTTTTAAATGCTGCCTTTATTTTGTCCTTATTCTTTATTGGTAAACCTTTAAGGGCATGGGTGAGCATTTTGTAAGCGCCCTTGGATAGTTCAAGTGGCAGTACGATAGGATGGTACTCAAAGAGGGTGTCTTTTATTCTAAAGTCACAATACTTACCGTGACCGATATGCACTGCATAAGTTTTTCCCACGTCCAACTCCCACCCCGGGACGAACGCTTCTAAAAACTTTGCGCATATTACTTCAGACTTTGATGCGAATTTGATTCCTTTGTAGTAAGTGGTTTTCTGCGGGAAGCTTTTTATGTCGATAGTATCACCTGTAGTCAACAAGCTTAAAACTAAACTTGTTGAACCCTTCATCTTTCAACAGAACCTTGAGCTCTTTACCAAGCTCTGTTGTCGCAAACCCGAGACCCTTACGTTGTGTAACTATAAGACCAACTCGCTCTGCTTCTTTTTTGAAGTTCTTGTTATGATACTGTCTGTCACTGCAATCTTTAATGCCTTGCTGGAAATTGGCGAGATGCACCATTTCGTGTAGCATGACATTGCACACTGCCTCGTGCCCATACTCAAAGGTTTCGTAGGCAATGTTTATTTCGTGCTCATTCTCACCCTCGCAGGTGATACCAAACTCATGAAAGTGACCAAGGGAGCGACTGCCAGCGTAGACTGTAACTAAGGGTAGTCTCAGCTGACCTTCCCAGAATTGGAAGTTATAGAAATCGAAAAGCCTTTCTAGCTCACACAATGCAGGTACAAGCGTGGGTCTTCTCATTCACGTCTCCGAAGCCTCCATCTGGACGGAGGTGGCCCTTTCTTACCCTTGCGGGGAAAGAGTTTCAGATAATTAGGATGCGCACTCAGGATGACAGCATCAATAACTGAACCGACAGGGAGAGATTCGAACTTCTCTACCGTTACCTTAACTACAAAATAAAGATCGCGTTTATTACGGAACTTTATAAAACCAAACCACTCTTCTTCTGCAACTACTAACTCAACTGATTTTTTTTCGGATGAAACAATTACTGATTGCTCACTGAGCTTTGTCAGTTTGCATAGCATAGTGTTTATTGTAGAACACTATGACACATGAGGGAAAGGGGGCAGAATTTTTTGAGTCGCCGAATTTCAAACGCCCTTTTAAAAAACGGACTTCTATTTGTGGAGAAAGCTCCGAGAGGTCTGCGAACTTCTGGTCTAACGGTGTTTGAAAGATCCAATTGTGCCAGTATCGTGTATCGGGGCGGGCGGGGATTAGGAGTACCGCTAATTCAGCCCCATCTGGCTTGTGAGTCTCGTTAAAGGCTTTTTCTACCCAGAGTGCCGTAAACTTATAAGGCGGGTTACAGAAGCATCTCTCGTCCTTCCAGGGGCTTCTCAGTCCACAGGCAACTTCATCGAAGTATCTTCTGTTTTTAGTGTTGGTGGAATCTGCGCAGACATCGATTGTGAAATCAAACTCTTCGTGGAGTTCGTTATACAACCATTGAGGAGTTGTCCAGTCTTGCTTATTGCTTGAGGCATGAACGCTGAGATTGCCGAGCGGCTTTACTTCTTCTTCCATAACTACCTCAAAAAGAAAAATTGGGATGTCTTAACTATATTCCTGGAACCATCCCGTATCCTTTGATTCACCCGCATATAGCTGCGTCTCCAGGAGGATAACGTACGTGCCCCTGAAGCAGTGACTGTCCTTATGATTCACTCAGTCTTGTGCCTGAGCTTACATAGGTGAGTACGTGCCACTCTGATAAGGGAGTTATAGGAAAAACCGATAGGTGTGTCAAGCTAATTGTCTAAAAAATCTTCTGGATCGCCGACCATTATCTGTAACTGCATATTACTTTTTATGGTGGCATGTTCGTTTAAGTGACCACAATTCATGCAAATACCTGAGAAGACATCAATCTGCATTGTCTGCCCGCACTCCTGGCAGTAGTACATTGTTGTTATAACCATCTTGTGTAAGATGCAGGCTTCATGTTCATCTGACTCTATTTCTGCACCTACGAGCTTCCTCTTTTTAGTCATGGCTCACACTAGTTTCATTTGTCCCAGATTTGTGTCCAATAATTTATACAAACGATACTTCTCTTCATAAAGAGGATCTAACCTTCTCTCAAATCTCTGATCTATTTTATCGAGCGCAATTCTATGAACATCACCCACGTCAGATTTGAGACATTTTGAATCAAAAACGCACTGGTTTATCTCACCCAAGAGGGCCACCAGTTTTTCCCTTCCGCTTTCTTTGTTAATCGCTCCCGCTTGCTCAAGCAGGCTAGAAATTCGATCAGAAATATCTTGTTCCTTCGCTGAAAGAATAGGCCGATACTGCCCCAACCTCACCTTCCATTTTTCTTTATCACTCATGCTCGTCTTCCCAACTTTCAGAAAAATACTCTTCTATCTCGGCCTTAATGACTTCAAATGTGTAGTGCGCCTTTGAGAGCTTGCCCTTACTATAGTGGTAAACAAGCTTATGCATGGTCTCAATAAGAACCCCGAAGTCGTGAAGCTCATTTAAGATCCTTTGCTTATCAAGCTCTCCATTCTCATCTGTAATAGCTTCGAGCCAGAACTCTTCAGTATAAAATTCACTCATCACTCACCCCAGGTAAACCACTCTGCTAAAAGGTTTCTAAAGTTAAGAGGGCAATCATGCTGCCCGCGACAGGTTCTTTTACAGCCCCTCCTGTTTCGCCTGTTACGCTTAAACTGTTGATTGCATCCTCTCTTACATCTTTTAAATCTTCTTATCCTGCATTGATTACCAGGCTTCTCAGCTAATGGTGGAGCCTCAACATCGGTGAGCATACTATATGCATTAATAGTCATTCCGGTTTTGTTTCTCCCTTTAAGGGTGGAGATTCTTCTTCCCGTTGAAAGGACTCTCTTAATAGCCTCTGTGTGCTTGAGTCCAGGCTCACGGGAGAGAAGGAGAGCAAGGCTTCCGCTTGCATGTGGTGTGGCCATGGAAGTTCCACTGAGGGCAACATATCCGTTCCCCTGATGAGCAGCTGAAAAGATTCCCACCCCGGGTGCTGATATATCAACTGACTGGCTTCCCCAATTCGAAAACCCGGCAGGAGACCCGCTTTTACCAATTGCTCCAATTCGTAATACGTTTGCATGCTGATATGCAGATGGATAGTACGGTGAATTGTCAATGTTCTGTCCATTATTCCCTGCAGCTGCTACAAAAATTAAACCTTCCTTTTCAAGCTCTCCGATAAGCTCATCCAGGGTACGCGAATAACCACCCCCACCCCACGAGTTATTGATAACCACATTTTTGAGATTGTACTGTCTTTTAATTCGAAGGATGTAACGTAGGCCACGAATTGCATCAAAGAGTGAACCGCCACCATTGCTACGAAGAAATTTAACAGTGAGAATTTTACAATTCCACGACACCCCCACAATATCTCCGCCACCATCACCATAGGCGCAGATAGTGCCCGCAACATGAGATCCATGACCATTATCATCAATAGGCTTACCAACTCCAGTAGTAGCGTTGTATCCGTGAGAGTCATCAATAAAACCATTTCCGTCATCGTCTTTACCGTTATCAGGTATCTCTCTTGGATTGCGCCAGATATTTGGTGAAAGATCAGGGTGTAGAAAATTAGTGCCGGTATCAACAACAGCAACCACTATCGGATCGCCCACTGTCAAATCCCACGCCATATTAGCATTAATACCATATTCGCCATTTAAGCCCCACATCAATTTATTCTGGTAGTAGTCATCGGTTGGTTCAACTGCAGCTGAGACATACCAATTGGGTTCACAATTAAAACCCTTTACAGGCTGAGTGAGACACTTATCACTTTCTTTCTTGTAGGGAACAACCTTTCGTTCATTCAGAATCTCACTTGCCTTATCTCTACCCCTCGGAACTACAAGGCGAACACCATCTCCATATTCAAGTATGGTGTATTTATCTGCGAGCTCTTTGTCTGCAGATTCAGCTATGATACCTGCCTTTTCTTTTAATGAAAAAAGATACTCGTCCTGGAAAACTTTTAATTCAGCGAATGCCGTATTGCAGAGAAGCAATACAATAAGAAAAAGAAATCTCATTTTTCCTCCATGTGTTACCAGCGCAGAGTTGCTGCACCAAACTTGTGACTACTATCACCATCAAACTCTGGATCGCGCCAGACAAACTCAAAGGCAAGACTCTTACTCCCGTACTCAACTACAAAGCCAATGGAGTAATCATTGCCAAAGTATTCAAGATCAAGATTGGTGCCGCCGTTAAACAGGTGATTATCGATAAAGATATTATATGGAGTGAACCTGCTTTCTGCACGGGTAAAAAAATATCCCGTGTAATTCTTACTAATTGCTGTGGGTTGTATTAGTTCAGGGCCGAAAGAATTGTCGAGACCAGATCCGATACGGATGAGTGTGCCTGCGGTAAAACGAGTAATGTCGTTACCAATATTTGCACGAATAAAATTAATATTGTCCAGAGAAATGCCAGAAGTAAGAGAATGCCTAAGCGTTCTATTTTGTAGCGCATATTTGACTCCTATAATTGGTTCAGTGTCTATCTGGTGTCTCCAACCTTTCGGATCAGTTCCAAACCCCAGCTCGTTATGCACGAATTTTTGAGTCTCTCGTGCCAGTGAACACTTCCCTGTGCAGCCAACGCGAATGCTCGCAGTCTCCCGAGTATCCCGGCCGTTGGCCCTGCGTTTTATATTCGTCCTTGAAATTTCTCCAAAAAGAAGACCCCCATAAGGTCTATCATCTTTTATTTCCTCAGCCGAACGTAAATTGTCCGGTGTGTAAAATACCTGCCCCACTCCGATTGTTGTCTCATCGTCGTGATTATACTCGTAAATAACTCCATTCGTGTAGTTGTCATCTTTACCACCAGGGGCGAAGACATCATTTTCAAAAGAAAACCTCCCACTACTACACGCAGACAAGGTGAAGAGTAAAAGAAGTATTGCGACAAAGGAAGACTTCAAGCAGCGAAACCTACACCCCCAGCAAAAAGGGCGATTGAAACTTCTAATACTCTTCATAATTATTTCCTATTTATATTCAGCATTTGCATTCACTACACTGCCTAAAGCCTGACCAAGGGCGGTTACTTGTTGCTGCATGCCTTTTACTTGCTTTGAATAGCCAGTAAGACTTGAAGCGAGATTGTTTTGCAGGTTTCTTATGTAAGCCATGTCAGCCTGCATCTGTCCCATCAGGTCAAGGTTAGCATTATGTAGAAAGAGCAAACAACGTAAAACCTCATACTCATGCCTGTAATTATAGTAGGTGAAGTAAGCTGCAGCTCCCACGGTATTAGCGCAGAGCTGACAGAACTCAGCCTCTTTTAATTCAGGATCATCTGCGAGACCTGACTCAAGCTTAATCAAATCACTTCTTTGATATTTGCAAAAAGCGCAGGGTCTTGTTTCAGCCTTACCTTCCATCACCCGTTCCTCCGATATAAAAAAAGGTGAAAGTATTTTTCGTTATAAGTAAAAGAGTCCACAAACTCACACTTATAACCCTCCTTCTCAGGCGGATCCTGCTCTTTATCCATATTCATTTGATAGAAGAAGACGTGCTGAATGCCCTGTGGTGGGTAGGTTACATACTGGAGCCATGGCCCTTCATGTTTCACCCTTACCTTCAGGTGGCAGGCGTCAATAGGAAGTGGAATCATTTGCTCGGGAACTCCAAGCAGCTCCACTTCCTCTATCCTTAAGGCACGATCTTCTTCTTTAACGTAAGGGCCACTACTCATTGTCAGTGCTCGGTGCGTCAGGTTGAAACTCTGGTTGAGGAGTTTCATTCATAGAACCACCAAGAGCTTGAACCAGGCGCTGCTCGCACCCAAGCTCCTTAGCACAGAAGCTAAGTGCCTCAGCCCAGCTCTTGAATGATCTGGGATTCTTCATGTTCCGGTTCCTGCGGATTCTCGCCACATGCCCCTTCGATCCCACTTCCACTACTATCTTGTCTATCATCTTCTGTCTCCGGTAAGGTGATGGTAGCTCCTGTTTGAGAGCACCAGCTTGCTAAAAATTGTTCAACTGCAGCCACAATAGCCACATCCACTGATTTTGCTGTCTCCATACGTTGAGCAATATCAAAGTGCTTTCCCGATTGAACCATCATGACTTCCTCTGTGTCCAGGAAATAACACTCAATCTTGCTATTCATATTGATAAAGCAACGATACATCTGGCAACCTTCAGGAAGTCCCTTTGCTACAATAGCGGGGGAGAACGGTCTCCCCCTTGTAACAAAGTTGGTAAATACCTCCGTTGGCATTTCAACTTTAAACATAATATATTCCTCTTAAAATGGAACTCCATCATCGCCATCCATACCAGGATCGGCAGGGGGCGCTCCCATTGCAGGCTCACTGTCACCAGCTGGAGTGCCCGTATCAAAATACTGACTATCGAGATCCTTCTCTTCAACATCTGCAAAGTCAGCCTCAGCACTTCTCGAGCCACCACCAAAAGAGCTTGCAACTTCATCCGAAGCACTCTTAGTAACCTTAATATTACCAAGTCCGAATGAAAGACCTTCTTTGCCCTGGTAGTCCCACTTGTAAATATTAAAGAAGACTCTTACTTCATCCCCTCTTTTAACTTGAGCAATATCAATTGCCTTATTATTGACATCAACAGCTGTCACTGGATACTGACTTTTAAAGTTAATATAAAAGCAGTTTTCATACTTGGGGTTCCCTTCCAGATCGCCATCCTTTACAGGCTGATTGGCGTACGCAAGCTTAAAGCTTGGTGGAAGATGTTCTTTCATGTACGCAGAAATACACTCTCTAAAACCCTTCACTGTGTCTTCATCTTTTTTACTGATCCTTGCAGTAAGTGCAAACTTACCACTTTGATCGGGGCTGTCGAGTCTAACGAAGGTTGCTTGAATGGGACGAGTCATATACTGCCCATTCTTTTCTAAAAAGATACCCATAGGGTTACTCCTTTAATGTTTTAAGGTTTAGTTAAATTTAATCTTTTAAACGTCCTGTCGTTGCATCAACTTCAGGTCGTTTGTCACTACTTAAAGCAATCGCTATTTCTGGTTCAGGTTGCTCCTTTAAGTCCTCGCACATCTTTTTCCCAATCTCATCATCCACATCCTTAAAAGGAATTAGCTGCGGTTCTTTGTAGGGATTCTTCACACCACGATTCCTTAAGCTCTTTGCAATCTCGTCCACCTCAACATCTGTTCTCCAGCGCTTTCGCTTTTGTTTGTGAACACACTTTGTCCCGGGAATAAGATGTCCTTGCATCGCCATCTCAAAGCAATACTTCTCCACTATCTCAATTGCCTTTTTAATCTTGTCTTTATTGCCAAGGATTCTTAAGACAGTATCGTGACTGAGCTCTGGTGTCTGCCCCTTTTCTAACTCATCGAACTCGGCAAAGTCAGCCTCAACACTTTTTACGTGGTGTGCTGCATAGGTGATACACGAGTCTTTACACTTACAGAATCTGCAGTGCTCTCCTGCCTCAAAGTTAGAAGGATCTTTAGGATCTGCATTGAGAGCAATATCAGCGTTGTGGAGAATCTCTTCTCTAATAAGCTTTAAGTCTTCTGCAGGGAAGTAGTCCCATCTCCCCGGCCCTTCCTTGCACTTTATTCTGGGTTGAAAGATATGAACCTTAACACCCTTTAAGTCGTATTGAGGGAAAGTCTCAATCAATGCACAGGCATAATACTCGAGCTGAGGATTGTCTTTTGCAATAACAAAGACCCCTGAACCATATTTAAGATCGATAATGAGTCCATAGAGGTTTCCATCTGGCGCTTTTATGATGGCAATAAAATCAGCTGTCCCATACATATCTCTCTCGGGACAAAGGGTAAGCTTCTTCTCAATAAAGACATCAACAACCTCCACCTTCTCATTCTCAAGTGTCTGGTTGAGAATGTAGGTTACATAAGCTGCAATGAAGTTAGACATCTCCCTGTCTTTTGCTTCAATCTCCTTATGTCCTGTGTACTCACTTACTCCTGGGTAATCCTTAAAGATCTGAACCAACAATTGCTCGCTATACTCATGCGCATGAGTCCCTTCCGCAGCCCATGGCCCTTCAGGTGGTTCTGGAATATCTCTACCAGCATTAATCGAACCAGGGCAGTTAATCCATTGCTTGGAACCACTGGCACTTAATAGGGCGTGTGCCCTGTCAGCGTGTGAGATTGTCTCCTCTTTTTTCTTTTTAGCTGCAGGTTTTTTCGCCTTACTCGTAGACTTCTTAGAGGAAGATTTTTTTGCTTTTTTGGCACTGGTCTTTTTGCGCGTAGCGCGTTTCTGACCCGCTGCCTTTTTGGCTCTTTCTATCACTGCGTCACTTCGTCCCATAATTCCTCCTAACAGTCATCTTCCACTCCATTTTCAATCCTCTCCTCAACCTCACTTTCCGCAAGCAGATAAGTAGCCATGGCCCTCATTCTCTCCCTGTATCCAAGATCTCGATGTATGAGGTGGTTTAAAATATCTGAAAACAAACCGACGAGAAGTTCTGTATCTGTTTCAAGGTAAGAAACAACCTCTCCCTTGTCATCGATTCCCGCAACCCCTGACTGACCTGGTTGCCCATGGGGCAGGTGTAGTCCAAGCTGTGTGACGCGAGGTGCGTTTATGCACTTCTTATGCATGTCAGTCACTTCTTTTTCATCATCAATGTGCATAACTTTGGTACTCATTATCGCCCCTCAATATTCTGCAAAATAGCTGAAATCTCTGCGATCAATTCATCCACCTTGCTTTCATAAACTACAGCGTGTTCAGTGGTGTCATTTATTTCCTGCAATCTCTCTCTTAAGTTCTCCAAGTTTTCAACCCCCCACTCATATCGATCAGTGTTCATAGCCACCCCTTACTTCTGCCTTTAAACTTTCTATCTTCACTTCCAGATCTTCTATGTCACCCCTTATCTGAATAACGGTATAGCAAAGTATTCCAACAATGCCTCCAAGTAGGGCCACGATCATACGAGCTTACTCCAGATGTCTGCCATGAAATCGAGGGTCTCGTTTCTTTTGGCGATAAGAGAGAGGCGCATGTTCCGTAGCTCGGTAAGCCTCTCAGTGTAGCCATTAACAATTTCATCTGCTATTAGTTTTCCATTCTCCTCAAGGGATAACACATACCCTGAAAGAGAAATCTGCAACTCATGTAACACTTCACCTTCATCTCTAAACGCCATATATCCCCATCAATTCTTTAAACGCTTCTTTCGCCTGTCTCGGAACCACTGCGTTACCAAGGGACTTAATCCTGTCCACGCGATGGGGTAGCCCATTAACCACTCTGTCCACATTGGGTTCAGTTGCCCACGCATTCCCTCCGAGGCAAGTCTGTCTGTCAAAGTATTGTTCGGGGATCTCCCTTTCGCTTTTAAGGTTTCTGGCTTCCTCGCTCCCTTCCATTCCCGTGCAGTGGGGGTCGGGTAGAGATCTGGCTGCTCCGTTCCCGGCTCCGGGTTTCTCTTTGCAAACGTCACCAGATTTCTGTCCTTTTGATCTTTTGATTTCGGATCCCAATTCTTTCCTGGCCCCTTCTGAGAGTCGCAAGCCTGTGGAGTGGGCCACAGATTCTTCCGTGCAGTGGGGGTCGGGTAGAGATCTACTGTGTCGTTCAGGTTGTTTTGCCTCCCTGGATCTAGCGCCCTTTTTGCCTGACCCGAGCGGAAGTCTCTTGCTTGTGGAGTGGGCCACAGATTCTTCCGTGCCATTGTTTCGAGTGAGTGTCTCACCTTCCCCGTTCTTCCCGCAGCTCCCCCCTGGTTGCTCCCGTAGCTCGATGCGCTTGGAGTGGGCAAGTAAGAACCATCGCTCGCGTTTATGCCACGCTCCAACTTCTGCAGCGGATATAGTTGTCCATCGACAATCATACCGTTTTTTGGCAATTTCTGCGGCAACCTGGTCAAGTCCATTAGTGTTGATGGCAGGGACATTTTCCAGGAAGATGTACGTCGGTTGAATTTCAGAGACAAGGCGCATAATCTCGAAAAATAATCCCGATCGCTGTCCATCCAGGCCCGCCTGCTTGCCCGCAACACTAATGTCCTGGCAAGGGAATCCTCCATAAATGATGTCAATGTGCCCTTTCCAATGTTTCCCTTTGAACGTCCCGATGTCATCCCAGACAGGCGCAACGGGTAGTTCTCCTGTTTCCATCCTTGAGAGAAGAACTCCTCGAGGGTAGGGGTCGATTTCACAGTAAGCAACGGGTCTGACCCATTCTCCGAGTGCGAGGGTAATTCCTCCGATTCCACTAAATAAGTCCAAGCCATTTAACATTCTCGCTCCAATACAATCTCAATTAATTTAGAAAGAGTGTCTGCCATCACTTCCCAGGGTGGCAGGTTGTTTTCGTCATACTCATAAACAAAACTCTGTATATCGGAAAGGAGGTGCTCTCGTCTGGCTCTCTCCCTTTCTTCTCTCGCTGCCGCTCGCTCTTTTTTAACGCAGGTATCGCAAATGGGGCAGTCCATCTCTTCGGCGCACCCTGCATGCAGCCTGTTATGCTTACACTCGCTACAGGGGACTGTCGCAGAAACGGAAGTGAACCTCCCTATTTTATTATGACAACGACCACAATATCGCTTTGCTGTCTTATCATCCACCAGAGTCATTTCTTTCTTTCCTCTTAAAGACTTCCAGCTCAATTTTCCTGAGTCTGTTTGCAAGGTCGTTATTCTCACGTCTTAAGTCTTTCTGTTCTACTTCAAGGATACTTAAGTGCTTCGATATTCCAAGACAGACAGAAAGAGCTCTGCCATTAGTCACCTGATCGGACTTATTTAACAAATCGCTTAAGAAGCCGAACAATTGTCCTATGACCCTTTCTGACTGTGTTTGCTTAGTGCTCACGAATCCTCTCCACTATTTCTTTATATTTATCTTCAAAAACCTGTAGCGCTCTTATCGCCGCGTCTATTTCACCGAAGTGCTCTGCAATCAGGGTTCGCATCTGTAGCTCGTCATGACTATGTTGCCGGGTTGCGAGCCTGTCTTTCAGTATTTCGCCCTTCTTCTCTACGGCGTGATAGCATCTCGATAAGAAAATCTTTGTCTCGCCTATATAATTTGCAACCAGTAACTCTAAAGCAGTGAAATCTGCTCGCCACTTGTCGCACCCATCTCCTTCCTTGCTCTCTGCAGGTTCTCCTCGCAATATCTCTTCACATCGAACTGTGTTGATTTCTGAAGCAGGAACATGTCCTCCCTCACGGAGTTTAAGTTCTCCCTCAGCCATGCAGGACAGGACTTCGCTACCGTCTCCACGGAGTATGAATGTACGTCCTCCCATATTCCGGTTTTCGCTACTTGCTCCAACATCTTTGCAATTTGAACCGCATGGGTTTTGAATTTTAAACTCCGTGCCACAGCTGCACCGGATGGTATGTGTGTTATGTTCCATAGCTTCGCTGGATATTTCCATTCTAAATAGTCCCTGCCACCCTCGACCCGCCAGATCTTATGTGGCCCAATGTCTGAGTGATTGACCCCAAAGTACCTCCCGATAAAAGGAGAGTTGAGCATACTTATCTCAAAGTGCTTTTTTGTTTTGGGATCAATCCCCGTTATAAGAATGACCTTATCCTTGAGCATTCTTTTTGTGTTCTATGTTGTGTCTAAAGTCATTAAAGAGCTCTCGTGCATAAGTGCCAGCTTCATCGACTGACTCAACCTCACCCAACACCTCTGGCGTGTTGGCCATAAGATTCCATGCTACTGCAAAGCCCTGCACAAAGCCTGCCTCCATGCCATCCTTGTGCGCCTGATCCACTCTTTTAACAATTTGCATTTGATCCATTTTCTACTCCATTTAGTCTATTAAGTTCTCGTTCAATATTTGCACTACAAATCACTTCATGATCTATGGCAAGGTCGCACCTTTTTATTGTGAGCGCCAGGTGATTTAAAACCACCGCCCGTACACGCTGATTAAGATTAAGCAGTGCAGCAAGAGAGCTCTTATCGTCCTCCCTTGCGTCCTGACAACAATCTTCTATACAGTGCATAATCTCTGATATTAGGCTCTCTAGCTCCACCATTACTCGTCTCCGTAGTTTAAGGTGTCTAAAACTTGATCTTCAAGAGTGCGGATCTTATCAATGGCCTCATTGACAAGATTTATCAGAGGATCCATTTGCGTTGAATAGAGTCCACTAAAATAAGTATCACTTAATTGACCCATGGCTCTCACATGAAGATCTAAAACATCCAACCGCACTCCAAGCTTTCTTTTATTTGCAAGCCCATTATCGCGTCTCATTTTCCACCTCATTCATGACCCTTTCTATTTCGGTCATCTTTCTAATTAAACTTTCTAGAACGTCTTCATCCATCGTGTTCTGGGCCACAAGGAATAGGTTCCGCACCATGTGCTTCTGTCCCATGCGATGAATCCTTTTAATAGCCTGCGCCATATCTCCTGGAACAAGCGAATACTCAACAAACATGCAGCACTTTGCAGCTGTTAAAGTAAGTCCCACACCAGCTGCGACAATGTTCCCAATTAAGACCCGAACTGGTCTTTGAGTTAAAATTTCACCTTCCGTAGCAGGCCAGTGCTCCTGGAATTTTTTAACTATTTGTTGTCTGTCGATAGCTGGCGTGGAACCTGTTATTGCAGCACAGGAAATATTTTTCTTCGTGAGAGCGGTCATAAGTTTGTCAACAACATCTTTGTGCCAACAAAAAACCACTATCTTATTCTCATGTTGCAATTCGTTTACGATGAGTTCTACTGCAGGTGCCACCTTGGCAAGCCCGAGCGCCTTTCTGGCTCGTGCTATTTCCCCCATCATTTTATTCTTATCGTCTTCCGACGGCGCTTCTACGCCTGCGATCTGAGCTGCCAACTTTTTACCTAAGCCCTTTGTTTCCTGCAGCTTTTTATTTTTTATAATTGAAATATGAATCTTCTGATTCATTTTCCCCGGCAAGTCGTGTAACACCTGCTTCTGAGTGCGCCTTACCATGAAGTTCTTTGCAGCAAGCTGGCCCAACTCCTCAAGGTTCTTTCCACCAAACCACTCCCAGGAAAAACCGTTATGTCTGCCCCTTAAATAGCGTTTGCTAAACTTCGAGAAACACTGAAAATTAGTAAGGTGAGATGGTGCTACCTTTTTAAAAGTTGACCAGCACTCTATTGTTCTATTTGGAATTGGTGTTCCTGAAAGGAGTAGTCTGTACTGAGCTCTTTCCCATAACTCATTCAGGCACATTCTACTTCTAAGGGTATTTTCGTTCTTTAAGTAGTGAGCCTCGTCAAATATAACTATGTCCCACTCTTTGTGTAGTAAAAAATCCTTTACTCCTTTCTTATGCGAAAGATCATAAGAGCAAATTACAACATGAGGATTTAAGTCTTTATTTATGATAGGAACATTTTGCGCCCTAAAAATTGGCGTGATGTGATAACTATCAAGCGCCCACTTCTCCCACTCCTCTTTCCAGTTGAGACGCAGGGACGCTGGGCAGATGATACATACCTTTGATACTTCCAGTGCGTTTGAAAGGGCGATTGAGCTCACAGACTTGCCGCAGTTATGAACAATGATACCATTTGCAACATAGTTTCTATAAGGGTCTTCCATCACGAGATCGAAGACGGCTTGCTCCTTCTTGTTTTTACTTATCTTTTTTACCTTTGAGTAGACAGGCTCCCAGATTATTTCATTTCCATGCCTATCTCTTTTTAAGTGCTGAACCTTTTCAGGATGCTTAGCCATATGTTCTTTTCTGGTACATACCTCAAGATTCTCAATTCTATTATCATCTTTAACGCCATTAATATGATGGATCTCTTCATCGGGTAAAAGGTATCTGCCCAGGTATTCCTCCATTACAATGCGATGCTCGAAGACATAACCCCTGGCCTGACAGTGGGGGTGATCGTGATAGCCTGTTAGCAATACATAGCCACCCTTATCATGGTGCTTGCCTTTTTTGCCTCCGTTCAGGTTTGCCTGTCTTTGAGTGCATCGCTTGCACCACCCTCGATATTTCGCGTATTTGTAGGTGCTTACCTTCTTAACCTTTTTACATTTTAGGCATCGGGTCTTTCCATTGGTAGCAACCCTATCGGATAGCGTAAGGTTATTAGCTTCCACCCACCCCCTTTCTGTGAGTATTTCATGATCTGAGGTACATCTTATCGACTTGCCATTTGTAAGACTGACAGAAATGACCTTTTTAAAGCCATTAAACATAACTTTTTTAATGCGGTTGTGCCTGATTGTGTCTCCACAGAAGGACTTTGAAGTGATGTGATTATTTTCGTAGTCCCAATTTTTGAAGAAGAGATCTTTGATGGTGATTTTGAAGCCACGCCCGTTTGCATTAATTTGTAATACACTGTCACCAGCAATACACCCCTGCTCATCTGCCAGGTAAGCCGATCCGCTGTCCTGAAGGAAGCGGTATAATTTCCTGCACCCTTCAATTTGGAATTGCCTCAACTCCAATCCGTCTGGTACTATTTTCATCTTCGTTGTGTGTGTCATAAAAAAAATCTCGCTGCACTCTTTTCCTAACTTGACTAATGTGTGTCTGTCAAGCTATTAAACGAAGAAAATATTAATCTGTGAAGTTGGGAGAAAATGGTGAGCACATCTGAAAAAGAAAACCTGTCACTCTATGTGGATAAAGATCTTAAGAAACACGTAGAGGATAGAGCCTGGGAGAAACGCATGAACAAGTCTGAATACGTCCGAACACTACTCGAGAAAGATAAAAAGAGTTGGGAGAAGAAGAACGGACGTTAATGTAAGTGTCAGATAAGAAAAAACAACACCAAAAATTATTGATAGAAACTGCAGAAGAAGCATACGAACGCGGTTTCTGGGTACACCCCTTAACTCCCTTTAATGCCAAAAAGGGTGAAAGCTTTATAGCGCCATGGGGTAAGAGCTTTGTCTGTGGAGCGAGTCAGCATGCAGGCAAAAAGCCTATGTATAGCGACTGGCAAAAGAACCGCCGCACTTTAGAGGAAGTGGTAAAAGCTTTCGAATTAAATCCCTATCTTAATCTGGGCGTTGTCTGTGGTGTTGAGCAAAAGCTTATATGTATTGATATTGATTATAAAAATGGTGGTGCTCACTGGTTAGAAATTCATAGTGAGTTATTGGAAGGTGGTATCTGGGAGACTACCGGAAACGGTATGCACATTTACTTTAATCCACCGGATTGGGCCAGCTCTCTTTCGAGTGTGCATAATGGGGTTATTGCAGATGGGGTAGAAGTTAAAGCAGATGGAACGCAAGTTGTCTGCTACCCTTCCTTTCATCCTACAGCAAAGAGAGAAGATGGACTTCTTAAACAATATAAAGGGATGCAGTGCGAGTGGTATCTTGTAGAGGATGAAGCAGACGCACTCCCTGAAGAATTTTTCCGTGACTTCTATGAAAAGCGAGAGAAGGAAACAAAGAAGTTAAACGATAGGAACCATGCACTTAGAAAGGATGTCTTTCCTAATCATCCCGACGATATTGAACGGGCTACAAGAAAAATCTCCAGAGTAAAAGCGATAGAGGGGGATGGTGGCCAGGAGAAAACATTTCGTGCATGTTGCCTCTTAAGAGACCACGGCATCTGCCCCAATACCGCTTCAAAGATAATGACAGAGTGGAATAAGTATAATGCACAACCGCCCTGGAGCGAACAAGAATTACAACAAATTATTTATAACGCTTATAACTATGCAAAGGGACAGGCAGGAAGGGATTCAGTTGCAGCATTTATTGAAGATGTAAAGGCGCAGGAAGCAACAGAAGAAGAAGATACCACCGATTACTTTGCAGACCTTCCCCCACTTGGTGGCCCAGGAGGTAATACCACAGGTGATGACGATGAAGATGGTTTCCCTTATAAAAATCCAAACCTTGCTGCAGAGATACTTTTAAACGAGCACCCTTTTGTTTTCCTTATAAATGGCTACTTCTATGAGTATTGCGAGGATGCCTGCCGCTATAGAATTATTGATAACGATGACATGGAAAGTTACATTGCAGTAAGAGTGAAGCAGCACTGCGCACATGGAACCAATGTGAAACCCAATCACAATTCAGCGATTTATAAAGCTTTT